TTTGACGTGTTACGCTACCGACACTACTACTTTTAGGTTTGAGCCATTAGAGACGTTCTATAACACGGGATTAGTTCGTGACATAACAAACTATGTAATCGAAGACGATATAACGGTAGAACGCCCGAAATTGTACAAGAACATCAATTTTGAGTGGGAACAGAGTCAGTCTTTTATGAATAGGGAGTTTTTCGACTTGTTTAGAAAGGAATACGGTAATTTAAGTGCTGCTTTTGATTATGACGGTGGAGACTATACTATTAAGCTACCCTTTGAGAGCATACTACATTCTAAATTTACGGACACGCAATTACAAGTCGGCTATTGTTTAGGTACTGAACCAGAGTATAAAAATTACATCCCCAAGCCAATGGTTTTGTATAGATACGACCACCAAACAACGGATGTATCTTTTTACTTAAATGACGGTTCAACAAATAACTTACTAACTACTTACAGACCATTTGGGCAAGACACTAGATATTCAAACGAGACGTACACTTTAAATTGGGGTTCTGAGATTAGTTCATTTGAGTTAAGCGTAATAAATAACACGCTTTACAGGACTTATTACGAGCCTTATATTCAAAATTTATACGATCCAAAGACTAGAGTTGTCTATGTAAAGACGAAGCTACCTTTACGGGTACTTACAAGTCTTAAACTAAACGACAATCTAATAATAAGGGATAAGAAGTATGTCATTAACGAAATGAAGACCGATTTAACAACGGGCGTAGTTGATTTCGTGCTTATATCTAATTGGAGGGACTCACAGGAGTTCGGCGGTACTTACACGGTCAACTGTGCTAGTCAGTCTCTAGATATTCCTTTCAGCGTTCCCGATGGATTTACCGTAACTATCGGCAGCCCTTACGAAACTCAGTTTGCAACACCTAACGACACTACCCCAACGGGTGAACAGACTATTTCGTTTAGTATAACTTCACACACGGGGCTATCACAAAGGGTTAACACTTTCCCTTTAACCGTTACTGTTGATGGCGGTACATATACGCAATATTTGGTTATTATACAAAAGCCTTGCAGAAATAAAATGATAACGGAGGGTCTAGGAGGGTTCACTAAATCAAGGGTAACAGAAAACAGGGGTAACAGGATAACGGAATGATAAAGAATATTTTAAATATGCTTTCTATCTCTGAGTTCTACGGAAAGTCGGACTTAATAGAAATAGCCAAAGGTAAATACAAACTACCTGAGACACCTAAAGAACTAATCTACCAAACTAAAAGACATTGGAAAAGAAAACTATCATAGTTGACGTACAGACTGACGAAGGTGTAAAGAGTCTTAACAGGCTAGAAGCATCTTTTGAAGATGTCTACGGCGAGATACAACCGCTTACAGGTAGGATAGGCGAACTAGAAGACCAACTCTACGAAATGGCTGCTGCGGGTCAACAGGGAACAAAAGAGTTCCAACAGTTGGCCAACCAGGTAGGTAAGATGAAAAAGACTATCCTAGAAGTAGACATGGAAGTAGACGGACTATCCATGACTATGGGGCAAAAGCTAGGCGGTTCTATCGGAGGTCTTGCAGGTGGTTTTGAGTTAGCACAGGGTGCTATGGGTGCTTTCGGTGTTGAAAGTGCTAAAGTAGAAGAGGCGCTACTGAAAGTAAATAGTGCTATGGCTATTGCTCAGGGTGTGCAAAGTGTTAAGGAATCTATCCCTGCGTTTAAAGCGTTGAATGCTGTGATAATGGCTAACCCTATTGCGGCTGTTGTTACTGCGTTCATCGCTTTGGGTGCTGCTGCTGTTGCGTGGGCTTCTACGGTGTCTACTAAAGTTGTTGATGCGTTTAAAAAGCAAGGTGATGCGGCAGAAAGTTACCGTAAGAATCTAGCGAAGGCGAATGAGGAACAGAACAAAAACACGGAAAAGGCTTTAGAAAGTTTAGATCGTGAAGCCAAGAAGCGTATTGCAATGGGCGAAGATTCTGTTAAGGTGCAGAAAGAAATAAACGCTGCTAAGATTAAAGAACTAGAAATTGCAATCCAACAGGACAAAGCAGCTATTAGAGCCTTAAATGCACAGAAAGAAAAGTTAAAGCTAACACAGCAGGAAAGTAAGGAGCAACTAGCACAGCAAGTAAGGCAAGAATACATGGCTTGGGCTGGTTCTGTAACCGATATACAGAAAGCCATTCACCTTAAAAGGATAGCCGAACTAGGTGAACAGATTAAAGAGATAGACAAAGAGTCTAATCAACAGATGCAAGAAATTAACGCACAGTTGACGGCTAGAAACTCCGAACTTGAATCTCAAAAAGATGCGGTAGAAGACTTAAAGATTTCTCAGATTGAACTTAACAAAGAGCAGGGTCAAAAGTCGGCAGAGGCAAGAAAAGTAGCGGCAGACGCAGCCAAAGAAGAGGCACAGGCAATGAAGGAATTCGCTGACAGCCTTAACGATGCGTTATCCCCTCCCGCAAGTGAAACAGATTCATCTGGCTTATTACCACCACCTGATGTTGTAGCGGAAGAGATGGATGCTATTGTTGAAGTGGCTGCTGAAAAGTTTACAGCCTTAGACCATATACAAATGAATTGGTCTAACAACTTTAAAGAAACATTTGATAGAACGATTGGATTTGCTGCGGATGGATTAGGTGCTATTCAGGAGTTAGCGGATGCTTTTGCAGGTAAGAGTGAGGAAAGCCAAAGACGGGCGTTTAAGGTAAGAAAGGCTGCTGCCATTGCTCAGACTACTATCGAAACATACAAGGCTGCACAAAGTGCTTACGCTTCACAGATTATTGCAGGTGACCCGACCTCTCCTATTCGTGGTGCTATTGCTGCAACTATTGCTGTGGCTTCAGGTCTTGCAAAGGTAAAGTCTATTGCTTCACAGAAATTTGAAGGTGGCGGTTCTGCAAGTGGTGGCGGAACGGGTGCGCCAAGTTTACCACAGCCAACAGCGGCTAACTTTAACATAGTAGGTAATTCGGGTACTAATCAAATCGTAGAGGGTCTAACGTCTGCGCCAGTACAAGCATACGTGGTGAGTGGCGAGGTAACGTCAGCACAAAGTTTAGATCGTAACAGAATAAAAACAGCAACACTTTAAATAAGTTATATAGGTATGAAAAATCTACAAGACATAGAACTAAAGATAAAAGACGAAGCTGAAGACGGTGTTTTCGCCATTTCACTCGTAGAATCACCCGCTATTGAAGAAGACTTTGTTGCACTAAGCAAACATGAAGTAGAACTTAAAGTAGTTGACGAAGATAAAAGAATCTTAGTTGGTTTTGCATTAGTTCCTGAAAAGCGAATTTACCGAATGATGCAAGGTAAAGAATTTAACATCTACTTTTCTAAAGATACTGTTGCAAAGACTGCTGAGTTGTTTATGAAGCAACTTAACCTAAAGAATTGGACATTAGAACACGAGCAAAAGACGGAAGGCATATCTGTAATTGAAAGTTGGGTAGTTGAAGACCCTAAACAAGATAAGTCAAACCTATACAACCTAAAACCCGATGGTGGTGAATGGGTTATTATGACTAAAGTATATAACGACGAAGTCTGGAAAGAAGTGAAGGAAGGTAAGTACAAAGGATTCTCGATTGAAGGAATGTTTGACGGGTTTGAGCAACTTCAGTCTAAAACTGACGCTGAAAAAGTATTAGAAGAACTTCTAGGATTGATTAAGTGAGAGAATCAATAGAATATAGGGTTGAACAAGTAGAAGACGGCAAACAAGCTAACCTTGTTAGTGGCACGAACATTAAGACCATTAACGGAAGTTCTTTATTGGGCAGTGGTAACTTGGTTGTTGGTGGTGGTTCGTTTTCTGGTGACATGGACGATATTCCTGACGGGACAACCTATGTAAAGACGGAAAATAATTACACCGATGCTGACGCAGCTAAAGTAGCGGCTACTAGCGGAACAAACACAGGTGACCAAACATCTATTGTCGGTATTTCGGGAACTAAGGCAAACTTCGACACGGCTTGTTCAGATGGGGATTTTGTTTTTAACGGCGACGCTATTGCTGCGACAAATATAACTGAAGATTCTACACATAGATTCGTTACAGACACGGAGAAGTCTACTTGGAACGGAAAGCAAAACGCACTTACAAACCCAGTTACAGGCACGGGAACAAATAACGAAATAGCAGCGTTTAATTCAACGGGTAGCACAATTACTTCATTATCTACTGCAACCTATCCAAGCCTTACAGAGTTAAGTTATGTGAAGGGCGTGACCTCTGCCATACAAACACAGTTAAACGGTAAAGAGCCTACTATTACTAACGGTTTTGGAATTAGCGGAACAACAACTAAGGCAGTATCACTAACTTCTACACAAGCGTTCTGTACTGCTGAAACAACATTAAATACTGCTACTTACGCAGATATAACGGGGGCTAGTATTTCATTGGCTGCGGGTACATGGTTAATAATGGCAACGGCTAACGGATCATCTCAAACAACAACAGCCACATCAATGATAATAGCTATAACGGATGGTTCTAATAACGTAATAGCTGAAGCTGCACAGGATATAGCTGCGGGTACGGCAACGGTCAGAACATGGGGCAATTTGTCTTTGTCGGCGGTGGTTACACCTTCAGGGACTACGACTTACAAGTTAAGAGGTGCAAGGGGTACAACCACAAGGACGGGTAACTGTATAATCTCAGACGGTGTTGGTGTAAACACGGCTAACAACGTGTCTAACAATTCGGATAAATCAACAGTAATAATGGCGGTAAGAATAGCATAATATGAGTACAAACACAGCATACAGAACAGTATTAGACATCGTAGAAGACGAGTCTGTAATATCTATCGAAGAGGGTACACTACACTACTACAACGGCAATTTAAAACTTCACACGTCTAGTGCTATTGTTCCTGTTAGTAGTGAATCAATATCTAGTGGCGAGATAGTTTTTGTCGCTAGTAAAAGTGACTTACCAACAGCATCTAGCGGGGTTATTACTTTAGCCGACAATGTTACCTACTTTTTTACAGGCACGGTAGACTTAACAGGTGATAGGTTGGTATGTGGTCAGAACACGACTATACTTGGAGGGTCTTCCGAGAATTGCCGTATTAAGTCTACGGGGTTAACCCAGGCGTTGATAACATCGAACTATTCGTTGCCTATGCGTAACATTACGATAGAGGCGGCACTTGCGTTGAACTTAGACGGTGACGGAACTACCACGGCGTTAGATTGGTTCGGTGTTAACTTTACAGACTGTGCGGTAGTAGGTACTATTAAAGACTACTCTAACTTTATCATGGCAGATAGTGCTTTTCTTAACTCTAGCGGGTTGACGTTTGACGGGACTATCGGTACGGTTGGATTCTCTCAATGTCTGTTCGATGGGCGTTCAGCGACTACTACATTTATCCTACCCGCTACACTTACAATTACAAGACGATTTAGAGTTATTTATAGTTCATTTGTTGTGTTAAGTGGTGAAACAGGAATCAACGTCAATGCATCGGCTACAATTCCTACTGAGGCGTATATCCTAGATACGGTAAACTTCGGTGGTGGCGGTACTTATCTAAGTGGTCTTACTCACACATCTAACGACTCGTTGTTTATCAATTGTACTAACATAACCAACACAGCGGTAAATGGTCAGTTGTATATGCAGGGTAACGCAACGGCTACGACTGTAAGCGTACAAAACACGTTCTATAAGGTAGCAGGAACAACAACGGCTAGTGCTGACAACTCTAAATTTAGCCACTCTAACAACCGATTAACGTGTGATGCTGTAATCAGTAGAAAGTATTTAATTCAATGCGTACTATCGTTTACGTCTTCGGCGAATGACATTTGTGAGTTCGGTTTTTACGATAGTCAACTAGGTACATTAAGAACACCGTCAAGAACTAAGGCAACAGCCAACGCTTCAGGTCGTGCCGAGAATGTAGCTTTCTCATGCGTGGTAACAATGAAAGCTAACGATTATTTAGAAATTCACGCAAGAAATACAAGTGGTGCGAGAAATATTACGGTAGATCAGTTAAACTTTGTAGTAACAGAAATACGTTAAACAACAAAAACACGAATTTAAGTTAGATAAATATGAGTAACACAATTGGATGGGGCAAAGGCTCTTTAAATAATTCCATCGGATGGGGGCAAGGTGGATTTGAATACGCAGAAACAATCGTTAATATTTCGTCTGCACAGATTCTCGCAATGGGTACTACACCTATCGAGTTACTTCCTGCTGCGGGGGCGAATAAGTATTACGATTGGTATGCGATTGTAGAATACACTTTTAATACAGGGGGATATAGCGTGATTAGCAATTATGTATTAGGCACATCAAATACATTTGAAGGGGGAACGATACAATCAAATTTTTTAGGTGCTGAGAATATAGCTTGTATTCTAAGACCGTCTCCATCGGTGGTCAGCACGGAAGCCACATATTTTGGTGTTCAGATGAATGACTCTATCGTATTCACTACTTGGGGTAGTGATAACCCAACCAACGGAGACGGCACACTAAGAGTTAAGATATACCATAAAACAATTACTTTCGGTGAGTAATGCCTAAGATCAAAAAGCCTAAACTAGAAGATTACCTTAAACAGTCAAAAGGTCAAGGTCTAGGAAGCCTAGTAAACCAAGGTTCATCTACCGTCACAAACACGGACACAACACGTGTAATTACTTCTACTAACGGTTAAAAATACAACAAACCGTTTTCCTATGGTTATTTAAGTGATAACCAATTAAATTCTTTATGAACATTATCGAACAAGCAAACGAAATCCTGCGCAAAATCGGATTGAAGGCTATCGAAGTGAAATTGGAGCAACAAGTACTACCTGACGGGGTGACAACTATCGAAGCTGAAGTTTTTGAGGTTGGTCAGCCTGTTTTCGTGGTTACTGAAGATGCTCAGATTGCTTTGCCTGTCGGAGAATACGAACTTGCAGACGGAAGTGTTTTGGTAGTGGTTGAAGAAGGTATTATCGGAGAAATCAGAGAAGCAGCAGCGGAAGAGCCAACGGAAGAAGAGCCTGTTGCTGAAGTTCCTGCTGAAATGTCCGAGCCTACTGCACCACAGCCTAAGCGCACAATCGAAAGCATCGTTAAGGAAACGGTGTTTTCAAAAATCGAAGAACAAGCAAACGAAATCGAAAAGCTGAAAGCGGAACTAGCTGCACTTCAGCCTAAAGACGAAGTGGAACTTTCTTCAGATGAACCCGCTGCTGAGCCTATCGTTCACAACCCTGAGCCAGTAGCACAAAAAGAAGTATTTAAATTTTCAACTAAAAAACAGGAATCCGCTTTGGATCGTGTTTTTGCTAAACTATCAAAATAAAAATGGCAACAACAACATCAATTACAACAACTTATGCTGGTGAGTTTGCAGGTAAATATGTAGCCGCTGCACTCCTTACAGCTAACACAATCGAGGCAGGACTTGTAGAAGTTAAGCCTAACATTAAGTACAAGCAGGTAGTAAAGAAACTTTCAGTTAACGACATCCTGAAAGATGAGTCTTGTGATTTTACTGCCACTTCTACTATCACTCTTACTGAAAGAATCCTTGAGCCGAAAGAACTTCAAGTTAATCTTCAGTTGTGTAAGAAGGACTTTGAATCTGACTGGGATGCTATCTCTATGGGTTACTCCTCTCATGACACTCTTCCAAAGTCTTTCGCTGACTTCCTTATCGGTCATGTAGCTGCTAAGGTTGCTGCTAAGATTGAAACTAACATCTGGTCAGGTGACGAAAACAACACAGGAGAATTCGACGGATTCGAAACTTTGTTGGCTAACGATGCTAACCTTGTAGCTGCACAGGAAGTAACAGGAACTACTGTTGATGCTTCTAACGTTATCACTGAACTGGGTAAGGTAGTTGATGCTATCCCTTCACGTCTTTACGGACAGCCCGGGCTTCAGATTTATGTTGCTCAGAACGTTATGAAGGCGTATGTACGTGCATTGGGTGGTTTTGGTTCTGCGGGTCTTGGTGCTGCGGGTGTTGGTAACAACGGTACACAGTGGTACAACGGTTCTGCATTGTCTTTCGACGGTATTCCAGTAGTAATGGCACAGGGTATGTCTGACGATGTAATGATCGCAACAACTAAAGACAACCTTTGGTTCGGTACAGGTCTTTTGGCTGACCACAACGAAGTAAAAGTTATCGACATGGCAGACCTTGACGGTTCTCAGAATGTACGTATCGTTATGCGTATGTCTGCGGGTGTTCAGTATGCTAACGTTGAAGACATCGTTACTTACGGTATCGCTAACGCACTTGTATCTTAATTAGGTACTAACTAAAAAGTCGGGGAGGGTTTAGGTTTCGGCTGTCCCTCCCCTTTTTATATAACATTAAAAACATAACAAATGGCGTGTGATATTAGCCTTGGCAGAATAGAGCCATGCAAGGATTCGCTCGGGGGACTTGATGCGGTGTATTTCATCAATGAAGCAGATTTGGATTATACAGATTTGACTTTCGATGCAACAAACACGGATGCAATCGAATCTGTCGCAGGTTCTCCTATGGCATACAAATATGAACTTAAGGGCAACTCATCTTTTGAGCAGACCATCGTAAGTTCAAGAGACAACGGAACAACTTACTTCGAGCAGGTGTTGAACTTGACACTTAAGAAGCAAGACGTAACGACACATAAGCAAATTAAACTTTTGTCTTATGGAAACCCTAAAGTGATCGTTAAAGACAACAACGGTAACTTCTTCTTGGCGGGTGCTAAGTTCGGAATGGATGTAACAGGTGGTACTGTAACAAGTGGTGCTGCAATGGGTGATCTTAACGGTTACACTTTGGTGCTTACGGGCATGGAACCTGCTCCCGCGTTCTTCTTCGAGGCAACTACTGAGTCTGCACTTGTAACAGCAGGTATTGACATTACAGACGGTAGCGGAACTGTTCAGTCTTAATTAATTAACGGGGGAGCAATCCCCCTTTTAAAACTCATAATATGACAGAGTGGGAAAAATTTGAACGGATGGTTAGCTTAAAATCCGATAAAGTAGAGTTAGGTATTGTTGAAGATATAACAGCATACAATAAAGGCTTTGAAAAGATGTTCGCCGAACTACAAGGATTGCAAAAAAGAGGAGAAAGACTAAAGGCTGAATTATCGGATACAATAAGTGCTATATATAAAATGGGTGAGTTATCCCGATCAATGGGCAATGATATGGCTGATTTATTGGTTGATTTTGAAAAAAAAGCAAATGAACTCGGTGTAGACCCCAACACAAATAAAGTCTATGCTGAAGGTCAATCCAAGTTTAAGGCTTATATGGAAACTGAAAAGGCAGCACAAAGACTTGCTGAGTCTTTTATTAAGATTAGATAATCAACAATAACTATGCTTAAAAGGGTAGTCATAACGGCTACCCTTTTTTATTAAACAGAATCGTAACTTTTTAGTTATATAAACATGATTATCTTCACAGAGAGCATAACAGACCAAACTATACAATTTATACCCCGTGTTTATACGGCTGATTCGCTTGTATTAAAAGACGAACAGACAAACGAGGTATTTACTTATTCTATTGTGCCTAGTCAGTTGGATCATTACCTAACCGTAACAGAAACATTCGACACGGTAGAAGGTCACACATACACGGTAAAAGTATATAACGGTAATGACGTAGTGTATTACGATAAGGCTTTCTGTACTAATCAAACTATTTCGACATACTCAGTAAACAACGGCGAGTACGTTCAGAATTCAACTAACAACGATTTCATTATTTATGAGTAATATCCACGTGGTAAACCTATCTAAATACACTCAGCCAGACGTTGTTGAGGATAACCGTAATGAATGGATAGACTACACAACACCTGAAGGCGGCAGTTATTACGAATGGTTAATAAACCGTTTCCGCAACTCAGCAACACACAACGCTGTTACTAATAATATTTGTAGGTTAATTTACGGGCGTGGACTATACGCAAAAGATGCTGCAAGACGGGCAAATGACTACGCTCAGATGAAGTCTATGTTTACGCCTGAAGTGTTAAGACCTGTTATTCTAGACTATAAACTTTTGGGTAGCGGTGCTTTTCAAGTAATCTACAATAAAGCGGGTTCTAAGGTATCTAAAGTCGAACATATCCGTATGGACTTGCTTAGACCTGAGAAGTGTAACGAGAAAGGCGAGATTGAAGCCTACTACTATTCAGATAATTGGGACGACGTAAAGAAGTTCCCACCTAAAAGAATACCCGTTTTCGGTAGTGGTTCACCTTTAGAGGTGCTTGTTTTCGGCAACTACTCAATAGGGCGCAAGTATTTCTGTTCAGTAGATTACGAAGGGGCGTTAGATTACTGCGTATTAGAAGAAGAAATAGCTACTTATTTAGTAAATGACGTTCAGAACGGCTTTAGCGGTACTAAGGTTGTAAACTTTAACAACGGAGTGCCTACTCCTGAACAGCAAAGACTGATCGTAAGTAAGACCATGAAGAAATTCACGGGGTCTAGTGGCGAAAAAGTAATCATTGCTTTCAACGATTCTGATGCTAATAAAACTACTGTTGACGATATACCGCTTAATGATGCCCCTGAACACTATCAGTACCTAAGCGAAGAGGCTAGAAATAAGATTCTAGTAGGTCATAACGTAACGTCTCCAATGCTTGTAGGTATTTCTCCCGACGGTCAAGGGTTTTCTAGTAACGCTGACGAGATTGAAACGGCATCTAAATACTTTCATAACACGGTTATTAAGGCTTTCCAAGAAACTATTATAGATGCTATTGATAAAATCTTAGCTATTAACAACGTTAGACTAGATTTGTACTTCAGAAGACTTAATCTGTTCGAAGACTTAGACGAAAAGGAACAAGTACAAGAAGAAACGGCGTTAAGCAAACAACAGGGAATTGAAAGCATTATTGCTCAGTATGGTGAGGAAGACGACTTAGAAGGGTGGGAGTTAGTAGATGAGCGTGAAGTTAACTACGAACTAGAAGACGAACTAGACCGCCAAATTAAAGAACACTTTAAACCACACAAATCACTACTGAGTAAGATTTGGGAATTTGCTACGGGTATAGCTTCACCCAACGCTAAGTCTGCACAAGACCAAGAAATAGACGGCTTCTTTTTTAAGGTGCGTTATCAATACACGGGCAATCCATCACCTGAAAGGGACTTTTGCAGGTCAATGATGAGGGCATCCAAAGTTTACCGCAAAGAGGATATTATCCGAATGGGCAACCAAATAGTTAACGCAGGGTTTGGTGAGAACGGTGCAGACACTTATTCTATTTGGCTATATAAAGGCGGTGCGAGATGTCACCACAAATGGGTAAGACGTACCTATGTAAGCACACGTGCAAACGCTTCTATCGGCTCTAAAGACACAGCAGAAACAAGCACGGGAAAGGCTAGGAAGTTTGGCTATAACCCCGTAAACGAAAAAGAAGTTTCAATGATGCCAAACGATATGCCATTGAAAGGCTTTTCACCTAATAACCCTAATTTACCTTCAGACGTTAGATAATGGCACAGGCACTTTTTGTTTCAAGAGAAGATATAGTTAAGTTCACTTCGATGAACGGTAACGTTGACGTGGATAATTTTATCCAATGGGTTAAGGTTGCCCAGGACATTCACATACAGAATTACTTAGGAACTGATCTATTCAATAAGATTAACAACGACATAGTTAACTCATCTTTAAGCGGTGTTTATCTAACTCTAGTTACTACTTATGTTAAGCCTATGGTTATCCATTGGGCTATGGTAGAGGCGTTACCATTTTTGCATTATACGGTAGCTAATAAAGGGGTGTATAAACACGGTTCGGAGAATAGCGAAACAGCTACCATTGAAGAAGTAGAAAAGCTAGTAGATAAGTATAGAAATATCGCACAGCATTACACTAAGAGGTTCCAGGATTATATGTGTGATAACTCTAGTTCATTCCCTGAGTATCTAAGTAACTCTAACGGGGATATGTACCCAGACAAAGACATTAACAATTACACAGGTTGGTTTTTATGAGAGTAAGAAAAAAAACAGGAACTTACACACCAAAGGAAGAGAACGTAAAGAAGTTAAAACTATTCTTAAAAAAACTAGAAAATGGCGGACTACAAAATAAGTGACCTTACTGCACATCCTTTAACACGTTTACAGGGTACTGACTTGCTAGAGGTATCTTATGACGATTCGGGCACATTTAAGAGCCGTAAGATAGCAGCTAGTAAGCTGAGACCATATAAAGTGTATTGTGCTAACCTTACGCAGACATCTACTAATGCGCCTACTGCTGATGTGTTTGAAAATACTTTAAGTGGAACGCCGACTTTCAGCTATGACGGTGTAGGGGTATATAATATAACCCTCACGGGTGAATGGACGGCTGACAAAGTATTTATACTAATATGCAACTTTGGGGATAATGTGGTTTCGGCTTCAAGGGTGGATTCTAACATTATTAAAATAGAGACATACGACAATACGGGCGCAGCGGTAGATGCCGTTTTAACAGACTCTTCCATTGAAATTCGTGTTTATCCATGACGGGTTTTTACAACATAACCACAGCCATTAAAGACCAGTTGTTAACTGACCCGATGTGTAACACGGTAACAATCGGAGACATCTTTGAAGTTGACCTTAAGAAGCAGACTATATTCCCGCTTAGTCACATCATTGTAAATAACGCCACGTTAGAGAATAACATTTGGCGGTTTAACATGACTGTTCTAGCAATGGATATAGTAGATAAATCCAACGATGCTATAACGGATGCTTTCTTAGGTAACGACAACGAACACGATGTATTAAATACTCAGTTGGCTGTACTTAACAGACTTTTAGAGGTTTTAAGAAGGGGGTCTTTATATTCAGAGTATTATCAGCTAGACGGCAACCCAAGTTTAGAGCCATTTACAGAAAGGTTTGAAAACTTCTTAGCGGGTTGGGCTGCTACATTCGATGTATTAATCCCTAACGATATGACCGCCTGTGACGGTTTGGCTACTAGGGTTGAATGTGCAGATGCTACTATTAACATTACTGACGATTTAGGAAATGTTCTTTACAGCCTTACTATCCCAAGTGGTGCAACAGACACACAGGCTATTGCAGACAGTACAGCGGTGTTAAAAACAACGGCGGGAGCAACTATTAGCACAACTTCTATTAACGCAGAGGGGAGCGCAAATATAACAGCCCCTGATGCAACGTATTTAGTAGAATACGCCAACGGGACTGACATAGAAAGCGGTTCGATAGTTTCAGGCGGTTCAGTTGTTGTAACAGTTCCAAATCCTCCACCTGCCGCATCTGTTGGTGCAAAGCTAATGAAGACGGGTCAAACAACGTCTTACAGAACAGGAGATGACGGAGACTTGGAGGTTGGTCGTGCAACATCTTTTTTAGTTCTTTCATCAAACAATCCTTTTAGTAACACCAACCGATTCACGGACACGGCAGGGGGTCAAACGTACACGAATAATATCGTTATTGATTGGTCTACTTATGACGGGTCTACGGTGTTGGGGTGGTATCGTGTCACTAACCTTTTGGATATTAACTGGAGTAATTCAGTTGACCAAGCACTTGCATTCAGCACAGGTTCATTCACTACAGGGTGGAGACTTCCTAATATACAGGAAATGATATCTGTATGTAGCTATGCAACAAGCACAGGCACGGCATTGAATTACGTCCCATTCAATGCTGTAGATGGAAATTTCGCAAATGCAAATACAATATTTTGGACATCCACAACTACTATTTCAAGTACAGCCAACGCATACGGATGTGTTCAGGGGGCGTTTGGAATCTACTCAAAGGGAAATTCATCTTCTTATAGATGGATTCCAGTACGCACATTCACAGTAACAGGCACAACACTTTCATAATATGAACTATCAATTTTCACAATTCGCAGGAACAATCGTAGACCCTACTATTGAGGTAGTAAGCGTAAATGATAACATCGCAAACAAGACTTGTTCTGTTGATATAAAATTAACCAATTCTGGCGGTGAATACGGTTTGTCCCTTTCAGGCTTCACATACACGGAAACTTGGGAGGATGCCGACATTGAAGCGTGGGTAAGTTCTGAACTACAAAATTACGCTTTGTAATGACTGAGACCTTAGAACTGATAAAACAGCACGGTGTAAAGGCAGTATTGCTTCTTTGGTTGTTGCACATGAACACGAGGGTTAACACTTTAGAGACGGCTTTACAGCATTGCTACGAACTAAGAATAGAGAAAGGTCACGCACATTTACCTAGTACTAAAGATAAAGATCGTGTTTTGGCAATAGTACCTAAATGTAACTTAAATAAAGATGAAATTGAAAAACTATTACAAGCCCACCCCCCGCAAATGGCGTAAGCTAGGGGATGCCCTTTTGGGTGTTTCTTTAATGGCAGTA